CTCTGCTGCTTCAGATAAAAAGTTTAAAGAAAATATTAAAACTATTCCTTATGGATTAGAAGAAGTTTTACAAATGAATCCAGTAGAATATGACTGGAAAGAAAAAAGAAATAAAGCACACGATATTGGTGTAATAGCACAAGAGATAGAAAAAATTATACCTGAAGTAGTTAAAGAAAGCAAAGAACTAAATTCAGATGAAACATTTAAGAGTGTTGACTATGGTAAAATGGTAGCAGTCTTAATAAAGGCAGTACAAGAACAACAAGTTCAAATAGATGAACTTAAAATTAAATTAGAGGAGAAATCAAATGGGTAGAATAGTAGCAGACGCAACAGTGTCAGGAAGTGGATACGCTCAAGTAAGTATTAAACACACGAGAACACAAGCTGATATCGATGGTAACGACAGAACTATCTTGGATTATCAAGAAACTATGGGAGTACACGAAGCGAAAACCAACTATACATCTATGGTAACACAAGCTTCAGCATCACATGCTGAATTAGTGACAGCTTTAGCATCAATTACAACCATTAGTGGTAGTAACGACGCATAATATTTATACATAATATATTTATATTAGTGTAATTAACAGGAGAAACTAATGGCATTGACTTCATCAGGTCAAATTAAAATGAGTGAAATCAATACAGAACTTGGTAGGACTTCAACAACGGCAAATACTTCGTTGGAAGACCAATCAGACGGAACTTACGCAACCATCAATACTGCAAACGCATCTGCAGATAGACCAAATGGTTCGGCTCCGCACGCAATGACAGAATTTTATTCTTATAATCATTCAGCTGCAACTACCGTAGGAAATCCATCAGATACAAGTATATCATTTGCCGGTTCACCAGGTGATTCTCAAATTTCACACGCGGCAGTTACAGTAGCTATTGGAAATGGTGTTGGAGGATTAGACATTTTCTACACAACCAATTCAGGTACTCCAAGAGGTGGATTAGCTGTAGCACTATCAACCAATGGTGGTAGTAGTTATGGTTCGGATATAGCTGTTCAAAATTCTGCAGGATTTTTTAACGATGGAATAGCAGATTTTAGTGGTAATTCAACTTTATATCTTATATTCAAATATACACCACACGGAAGTTTAACTGAACTCACTAATAGAACTTTAAATATAAAACTTAATGGTGTAACAAATACTGGTGCAACAATCAGTACTGCAATCGAAAGTGGTGGTGGTCGATAATAAATTATGAAAGGTTCTGCTTCAAAAGTAAAATACACATTTACAGATACACAAATATTAGATGAAAGCTGTGGTTGGGAAGTAATGTCTGATTGGGAAGACCCGATAATGGTCAAACACGGAGAAATCGTTACAAAAAATGGTGGTGATATCTTAGAATTTGGTTTCGGCATGGGTATTAGTGCAACACACATACAATCACACGATATTAACTCACATACAATTATAGAAATAAATGATGATGTTTATGAAAGATTATTAAAATGGGCAGAAGATAAACCAAATGTAATCCCGATAAAAGGTGATTGGGCAGAAAGTATTCCAGACAAACAATATGATGCGGTATTTTATGACCCGTATGGTGATATGTTTAACAAACCCTCATTTCCAGAACTAATATGTAAGAATTGTAAAGAAGGAACAATAATTAGTTGGTATAACAACATATTACAACAAAGTTCCATATATTCATCGGGATATAGTGATATTCCGATTTATTGGGACAATGATAGAATAAATTTTTATGAAGTAGAATTAGAAATACCAGACAACGCAAGAATAAAATGGTATTTAGAGGGTGAAGGAAATATTTATTATGCACCAGAACTTGTGGTAAATAAAGATGAAATAAACTTTGATAAGTTATCAAACATCAGTATAAACCACTATAATAAAAGTTTATGAAAAATTAAAAAATAATGTAATAACAGGCTTTTACATTATACTTATTAACAATAGAATAGTAACAAACAAGGAGTTATAACTATGTCAGAAGTAGAAACAAATCAAATACAATTCACAGAAGATGAACTAAAATCTTTAAGTGATTTAAGAGTAAATTACAATAATCTTACTCTATCATTTGGTGCTTTAGAAGTTTCAAGAATGCAAACTGAACAAAGACTATCAAGTATGGATGAAGAAAGAGCTCGTTTAGAAGAAGCATATAACGAAGCACTTGAATCAGAAACTAAGTTAGTTGAAGGACTAACTGAAAAGTATGGTCAAGGTAGTTTAGACATTCAAACAGGTGTATTTACACCAGTTGAAGCTGTCGAAAATGTTGAATTAGAAGAGTCTTCTAAATCATCTAATGACGAATCAGCATCAGCATAATAGAAAATAAAGTAACATTTTTTTTCTATCTTAATATATTTTGAGATTTTAATTTGATATTTATACTTAGTAAAATCTCAAAAAAGATAACCTAATTAGGAGAAACATAATGGCTGAGAGAATAGTCAGTCCTGGTGTATTTACACGAGAAAAAGATTTATCATTCTTACCACAAGGTATTGGTGAAATTGGAGCAGCATTAATCGGACCAACAGAAATGGGTCCAGCATTTGTTCCAACAATCGTCAGAAACTTTGGTGAATTTGAAACAATCTTTGGTAAAGAAAACCAAGACTTTTATGTTCCTTTTGCTGCGAAGCAATATCTTCGTAACGCAGGAACATTAACAATAGTTCGTGTTTTAGGATTGGGTGGATACGCAAACGACACCGTAACATTAAGTATTAGTGGTTCAAAAGGACACTTTGCTGTCGCTACATTGAAATCTTCAAGAGGAGCAACCGATGTAGACAACACTTTATTGGCTGGTCCAACAAGTGCTTCAGTTGATGACGCTGGAACCAAATCTTCATTTACATTGAATCTTGATGTAGATAATGACGCAAGTACAACAGCTTTCTCATTATCATTTGATTCAAGTTCAGCTAACTACATTACAAAAGTATTTAGTGAAGACGCACAAAATGCTGGTAAAAAGGTGTACGTGTATTCAAATTTCCAAGACACACAAAACAAGATGGGTTCAAGTGATAGAGTATATATCAATAGTGGAAGTGACGAAGGCTTCTCATTTGATTACTCAGTTGCTACAACACCATCAATTCAATCACAATTAGTCGGTGGTTCAAGAACCGACTTATTTAAAGTTAACACCATATCACACGGAACAAATATGAACTCTAAATATAGAGTTGGTATTGCTGATGTTAAAAGACCAGTAGATGTTGCCGGTTCAGATTATGGTTCATTTAGCTTACAAGTGATTGTAAATAATCCAGGTCAAAATGACAACGGAACAGTTTTAGAAACTTTCCAAAATCTAAATTTTGACGAGGATTCAGTAAACTTCCTACCAAGAGTAATTGGTGATAAGTATACTACAATTGATTCACAAGGAAAATTAACCAACAATGGTGATTATCCAAATCAATCTAAATATATTTACATTTCAGATTACGATAAATTGACAGGAATTTCAAAAGACTTAGTTCCTATGGGATTTGATAAAGTCTTACAACCACATAAAACAACACTAACAACACCAAGCGGTAGTACCGTTGCAATGTCGTTCCCAAGTGCTTCGTTTATTGGTACAAATAGTGATTCATCACAGAAAAATTCAAGAGGAACATTTGATACAAATGTATACTATGGATTTGACTTTAATAATGTTGACCAACAACAATATTTATCACCACTACCAACAGACGCAGTAGCAGGAAATAACATAACAATGAGTTTAGAAGATTGTGTTGGTAATGATGATGCTTCATCTTTGGGTACACAATACTCATCAGGTAACAATCCATTATCATTAAGTGGTTCAGATTACAGACAATTAAAGTTCGCAGTTCCTTTCCAAGGTGGTTTTGATGGTTCAAATCCAGCAAAAGAAAGAAAAATTGGAACAAATATTGTTGCAAGTAATACACAAGGATTCGATTTAAGTGGGGCCAATACAACTGGTTCATTAGCTTACAAAAAAGCTATTAACGCAATATCTAATCCAGATGAGTTTGATATTAATTTATTAGCACTTCCAGGTGTTATTCATTCAATTCACCCATCAGTAACAAATCACGCAATTGATAAAGTCGAAGATAGAGCAGATTGCTTCTTTATCTTAGATGGTTCAAAATACGGAAGAACAATACAGGGTGCTATCAATGATGTAAAAACATTAGATAGTAATTATGTAGCAACATATTATCCTTGGGTCAAAGTTCTTGATGAAGTTAAAAATAAACCTACTTGGGTTCCACCTTCAGTAGTTCTACCAGGCGTTTACGCAAATAATGATAGAATTGGACAAGAGTGGTTCGCACCAGCAGGTTTAAATCGTGGTGGTTTAACAGAAGTATTAGAAGCCAAAACAAGACTAACGAACTTAGAAAGAGATGATTTATACGAAAATCGTATTAATCCTATCGCAACTTTCCCAGGTCAAGGTGTAGTCGTGTTTGGTCAGAAAACACTTCAAGGTAAACCAAGTGCGTTAGACAGAATCAATGTAAGAAGATTGTTGATTAACTTAAGAAAGTTCATCGCATCAACTTCTAACTTCTTAGTATTTGAACAGAACAATACAGCTTTAAGACAAAGATTCTTAAATCTTGTAAATCCATATATGGAAGAAGTTCAAGCAAATGCAGGACTTACAGCATTCAGAGTAGTAATGGACGAATCAAACAACACACCAGATGTTGTAGATAGAAACCAATTAGTTGGTCAAATCTTTATCCAACCTACAAGAACAGCTGAGTTCATTGTATTGGACTTTGCAGTTCAACCAACAGGAGCAACATTCCCAGAATAATAGGAATATTGATTAAGAAAAACCCCCAAGAAATTGGGGGTTTTTTGTTATGATAATCAGGAAGAAAAAATTTGAGAGTTTAACCACCTAACTCACAAGGGTTGTTTCTAAATCGTGAAACTCTACATAACCCACTCGGTTCCAAATATCTAGTCACCGAAAACCCAGTTTTTAATTACTTAGGATAAATAGCAAATGTATCAGCGTATTCAGCCAATGTATTGTATTGACTTCTACGATAACCAAATTGTGGTTTACTACCACCACGATACTTAATTCTAAAATTACCAGTCATCATTAAATTTCTGATAGTTGGGTTATACCTAAATTCCATAGGAATACCCTTGTAATTGGCTTGTTCAAAGTAAGGAGCTTCATAATCTTCCAACCTAATAGGTTCTTGATTTTGATTAGCTTCATATAATTCCATAGGATTATGATTATATCTATAATGAGTAATGGTATGAGTTCCATTTTCTACATACTCACCAGCATTATTATAATACCCATAATGATTTGGTATTTGTCTCGTTACCAAAGCATCTTCATAATTCCTTGTTTCAATTGTTGTATTGTCAGTCATTTTGTTTTCCTTTATCATTATCATAACACTATAATATACAAATACTATTTGTAAATGTCAAGCTTTTTTTTTAATTATTTTCTTCAAAGAGTTCTTCTTCACAATCATCACAAAGGAAAAAGCCGTCTATTTCAACGCCACACTCTTCACATATTATCTCATCAATCATATTATAATATACAATGAATAAATGACAATGTCAAGTAAAACTTCAATAAAACTTCTAAAAAATATATCAAAATAAGTTGTTATAGAAAATCACTTTTTTTAGTTTCGTTATATTTATTAATGTAATAGAAAAGAAGTCTTTATAGGAGAAAGAAAGTGGCCGAGTTTATAGACCCAAATGATATATTTTTTACACCATTTGAACCGAAAACAAAAAATAGGTTTGTTATGGAGATTGACGGAATACCAGCATATCTTGTTAAAACAATGGCAAGACCAAGTATTCAATTTGAAACAATCACATTAGACCATATCAACACAAAAAGATATGTAAAAGGTAAAGCCACTTGGCAACCAATTAGTATCACATTGTATGACCCAATCGTTCCATCAGGAGCACAATCAGTAATTGAGTGGGTTAGATTACATCACGAATCAGTAACTGGTCGTGACGGATACTCAGATTTCTATAAAAAAGACATCACATTTAATGTATTGGGACCAGTAGGAGATAAAGTAGAAGAGTGGACATTAAAAGGAGCATTCATCACAGAAGCAAACTTTAATGAATTAGATTTCTCATCATCAGAAGTTGCAGATATCGCACTTACTTTACAATACGACTACGCAATCTTACAATTCTAACGGAGAGAAATTATGTGGGCAATATTTAAAGACAATAATGAATACAACGAGAAATCAATAATTGGTTTCGGTGCATTTACAGTAATGGTTTTATTTGCATTTGCAGATGTTGCTACTGGACTTATGGGTAAAGATTTAGTTATCAATGATGTAGTATACAATTCATTTCTATTCACCACTTTAGGTTCATTTGGAATCGCAGGTGCAGAAAAAGTTTTAAAAAAATAATAAGTTATTAATTCTTAATAATCAAGGAGTAAAACAAAATGGCTGAAAATCAGTATGGATTTCCTACTGAAGTTCTATCTTTACCATCAAAGGGATTATTATATCCCGAAGATAGTCCTTTGCGTAGCGGAACAATAGATGTCAAATATATGACAGCAAAAGAGGAAGATATCTTAACTTCCACAAACCTAATCGCACAAGGTAAAGTAATCGAAAGACTACTGGAAAGTGTAATCGTAACACCAAATGTTAAATTAGATGATTTATTAGTTGGTGATAAAAACGCAGTAATGATGGGAACTCGTATTTTGGGATATGGTAGTGAATACAATGTATCAGTAAATGACCCAGAGACAAATGAAGAAGTTGAATTACAAGTTGACTTAACTACATTACAACCAAAAGAAATGGACGAAAAACTATTAGAAAAAGGTGAAAACAAGTTTGAACTTGAATTACCTAATTCTAAACGAAAAGTTGAGTTCAAATTACTAAATGGACACGATGAAAGAAAAATTGAAGAAACTTTGAAAGAATTAGAAAAAGTTGAACAATTAACAGGAGTTTCATCAGAACTAACCACAAGAATCAAACATCAATTAATATCAGTTGACGGTAATACAGAACAATCATTTATTAATAATTTTGTTGATAATGAATTTTTAGCACTGGATACACGAGCATACAGAAAGTATGTGTCAGATATCACACCAGATATTGATATGAGATTTGATTACAGAACCAAAGGAACAGGTAAAGAAATTAAGGTCGATGTTCCACTTGGGTTGGAATTTTTTTGGCCAGCCGGCGAGTAATAGGTCGGCTCTTCACGAAAACCTTTTCGACATAGTTTACCACGGACAAGGATTTACCTATACTGAAATCTATCATATGCCTTTGCCATTAAGACGATACTATACGGACTTAATGATAAAAGCAAAGAAAAAGGAATCAGACGAGATAGACAAAATGAACAACAATCCTGCGTTCAAAAATCCAACAACTTGATATTTATTACTGAGATAATTTAAGGAAAAATAATGTCAAAACTCACAACAGAAAGCAAAAACATTTTAGCAGAATTCGTAGGTTCTTTAATGAAGGCCTATGCAAGACACGGCGCTAAAAATACTCTTAGAAAAATACAAAATGACCCAGTCATAAAAAAGAGTTTAGAAAAAATAGCACAATTGGATAAACAAACTAAACAAGATATTGCTAAAAGAATTAAGGCAGACCCTAAATTTAAAAAAGACTATGAAAGTAGTATGAAACAACTTAAAGGTTTTAATATATAAACCTTATTTTTATCTCAGTTATTCTAATTTAAATCAACCAGAAAGTAAATGGCAACACAAAACGAACAACTAATTAAGATAGTAAAAACTAACTCAAAAATTAATGAAGGTTTAAAAGACCGTATTAGTTATATGGAAGAGATTGGTAAACTTGCAGGTGAGGCAAATAGAATGTCTGAAAGACAATTTAAAACCGCAAAAGACATTCTGGACAAAACCAAAGATATTTATACAAATCGTAAAAATTTAACCGAAGAACAACTAACATCAGTTGATTTACATAAATTAGAAAGAAAAATGATTGCCGAAGGTTTAGAAGACCACATTCAAATTGTTCAAAAATTAAAACAAGAATACAATATTCAAAAACAAATCAATCGAACTGTAAATACTCAAGCAAAGTTATACAATAATATAGGTAGTTCTATTGATAGTTTTATTAGAAAAATTCCAGGTGGTGGTTTTTTAGGAGATTTATTAGGAACGGGTAATTTAGGTAAAGAAATGTCTGAATCGTTCAGAACGGAAATGTCCAAAGGTGGTTTAGGGGAGTTTGGTAAAAATGTCTTTGGTGAAGCTGGTGGTGGATTTATGACTCAACTATTTTTACGAGGTAAAAATTCTAAAGCTAAAAAGGCAGCCCGTATGTTTTTTACTTCTGCTCTCTTACCAACATTAGCATTTGGTGTAACAGCTAAATTATTCGCTACTGGGATTTCACAAGGATTCCAATCACAAGGACTAAAACAAGCAGTAAACAGATTCTTTTTTGGTGGAGCATTTGAAGGAATAAGGTCAGCACTTGGAACAGGAGCAAAAGCAGAAGCCGGAACCCTAAGACGACTCGTGATGAATAAGTTTAGATTTGGAGTTTCCGAAGCAGACCAAGCAAAAATATTATCAGCACAAGTCAACATAGCAGGATTGTCACAGAAAAGTGCACTCAACATCCAACAAAGTTTAGCGAGTTCAGCAGCAATGCGTGGTGTATTACCGCAAGATATATTTTCAGATATAGCAAACAACACAGAACAATTCGCGACATATGCCAAAGATGGTGGACTAAATATCGGTGAAGCGGCAATCCGAGCAAGAGAATTAGGAGTATCATTAGATACGGTATTTAAAGTATCGGATGGTATATTGGACTTTCAATCCAGTATTGAAAATGAGTTAAAAGCATCATTATTAATCGGTAGACAATTAAATCTTAACGAAGCCAGAAGATTAGCAATGGCCGGTGATATGGCAGGTCTACAAGAAGAAATTTTACGACAAGTCGGTAGTGAAGAAGAATTACAACGAATGAACGCAATTCAAAGAAAGTCATTAGCGGGTGCATTAGGAGTTACGGTTTCTGAATTAAATAAATTAGCGTCTGGTGAATTAGAAGTAAAAAATTCTGATATGAAACAAAATACAAGTATGATGCAGGCTTTGAATATTACAATGATGGCTTTAACTGCTGCGATTGGAGCAACTCTTTTAGCGAGAGGTCTTCAATATGGTAGTAGACTTATTGGATTTGGTGGAGGATTCTCAGGAGGAACACCTAAAGGTCAATTATCATACGCTCTCAAAAATGGGATGCCAAAAAGTGTGCTAGACCAATTTCCAGGAACAAAAACTCTGAAGGGCTTACCAAATATGACTGACGCGAGCAACAAAGCGTTTATGCAAGGTATTGCAAGAGGAAATCCGGCAATGATGGGAACCCAAGTTGCAAGCGTAGCAGCCCGAACTCCTGGAATAGGACAAATAGCAGCGGTATTAATCGCTATATCGGGATTAGGTGTAATGATTAAGAAATTGGTAGGAAGTTCAGAACAAACCGCTAAAAACACCAAGAGTTCAATTACAAATCAAAACTTTATAACATCAGTACCAACAAGAGTAAGTGGATAATTAAATGGCATTGATAGATAAAACAACAGACATTACAAGTTTTGACTACAAGAAAGTTCGTAAAACCAACACGACTGAAAACGGAACATTTAAAACTAATCAAAAAAACAATACTGATAAAAAAACAAATTTCAACAATACAAAAGTTGAACAACAATATAGTAAATTATCACCAGATGACGGACAACTTATCAAAAAAGACATTGGAGATAAGTATCGTTCAACAAAACTTGATGACGGACTATATCGTGGTGGAGCAGCACTTAATGTTGAGAGAAATGTAGAAGATGTAGAAAGAATCGGTAAGTTTTTAACAACACCAAAAGGTGCATTATTCACAATAAAACAAGTTCTTTTACAAAAACAAAACGCCTCAGAACATACCAAAGGATATAAAGTAATATCACCAATCACCAATAGACCACCATTCACTCGTGATGAACGACATAAAGCTGGTGGATTGTTTAGTAGTCCATTTAGTGACGCACCAAGATATGAAGACGAAGAAATATTGAAGAAGAATGTTCTTAGAGGTAAAAATAATAACAATGCAGTAAATCAAATTACATTAGGTGGTCGAGATAGTAAAACGCCATCAAAAAGAGTAGCAATAAGTTTTGGCAAAAGTGCTAATAGGTCTGCATTGAATATTCCATATATGTTAAGAAGTGATTATGATAAATTGGAAAACCCAAAAGACTTTATTGATTTTAAAATATATGACCCGATTAACAAAACATACATTGTATTCCCAGCATACTTAACTGACATTACGGATAACTCATCAGCTGAATACAACCCAACACGATACATCGGAAGACCAGACCAAGTTTTTGTTTACTCGGGATATACAAGAAATATTAGTTTTGGATTTAGAGTTTGTTCATTGACAAAAGATGATATGCCAATTTTATGGCAAAAAGTAGATAAAATAAAAGCATTAACTTTACCTGGATTTTCTAAACGAGTAATTCAAAAT